ATGGAGTTTGTGATTGTTACTGCTCCCGATGTGCCACCGCCCGAAATACCGGTTCCGGCTGTCACAGCTGTGATATCACCAACATCATTTGTGACCCACACAAAATCCATGTCGGTGTTTGAATTTTTTGCCAAAATCTGGCCTGATGTGCCACCTAATAAATCGGCCAACGATGTGGCCACAGCTTGTCCAAATACCTCAAAATCCGCTGGCAAATCCGTGACCAAATCGGTCGGTGTCGGCATTTGCCACGAAAATGGATTGGTCGGGTTGCTCACTTGTTTCTCCTTACGCTACGACTAGCGCGGTTGCCCAATCTAGGCTGCCGCTAATTGAATTCCATGTTTCTGCCGCTGAGACATCTTGCCATTGCATGGCTTGCAAGGAAAACGCCAATGGCGAAAGAATAGCCGTGACCGATACTGTGTTGTAAGCGGCACGCCATGTCCAGCCTTCGACAAAACCAAGATAAGTGCCGGATGCCATGTTCAACGGCAAATCAGCGATTCGCAATGGCAGACCCATGAAAATGTTGATCAATGAATCACGATCAGCATCATCAATTTCTGGGTTTGTCAGCTCAAAAGTAATTTGCCTAAAGTTGGCCTGTGGGTATGACCGCAAGCCCAAATAAAATGCAGCTTGATCCTCGGCATCTGTTTGATTTTCAATGGTTGTGGTGATGATTTGCGCCAATGGGCCATAGGCCAAGATGGATGCTGGATCACTATCTGTGACCTCTAAAGTTGAATTTTCCTTGTATTTCAATGTGATGTCGTTTCGGATGTCACCAGATCGGGTTTGAATCGAAAGAGAATTGGCGATGGCTTGAGCCGCTGATACATCTGTGTATCCATTTGTGGCCAAATAAATGGAGCGATGTAAAGCTGCGGCATAGGAAATTTGGCCTTGTGCGTTTTCGTAGATGTAGCCCAATCCTGATGTGGCAAGTGCTGACACCAAAGAATAAACATCAATGGTCGATGCATTGCGTTTGGCCAGCTCGTATTCACCTGGGCGATCAATTTCACCCAATCCTAAGTTTTCAGCATTGGCCCATGTAGTTGTGGGTTCGTAAGTATTCCATTGCAAAGACCCCGGGACTTCATTCCATGTGTTAAGCAATAAATCTGATAAAACGCTGTAAATCTGATCGCCATCGTTATCCTTGACCAATACACCTTCGGTAAGTGATTTTGGCAATCTTGACAATGCACCTAAAGCAATGATGGACACAGATTGATTGATTGCGACAACACCTGATGCAGCGATGCCAATGTCAAATTCCACCACAGTACCGCCAAAAATTGGCACAAAAGTATTTGTCGAATCCTTTAGTTCAACACTAACAGCATCATTAATTTCGATGTCAATTGTTGATTGATCCAAATTGATTAACTGGAGATTGACATACCCAGCATTAGCTTGCTCATAAATGTTTGTGCGGCCTGATGTGATTGTCAAATTGGCCAGTACATAATTGGTGTATTCAATGCCTCCAATTTTGACACGCCAAATGGGATTAAAAATGGTCATACAGCAACCAAAGCTCCGGCACCGCCTGTGCCGCGATAATAAGAATTGTTTAGCGTGTCCACGATTTCACGCGCTGTGCGCTCTGGATCGATTGAACCAGTTACATTGACATTGATGGTTGTGGTTGCCCGGTCGCGTTCCTCACCTATACGAGCTGAACCCGGATCAAAGGTCGGTGTGCCGCCAGCCATTTTGTCCAAAACAGCATTGAGATTATCTGATGCTTTTTGAAATTCTTTTGATGCGGCAGCAATACCGGGATCGACAATAACCGGCTTGCTTTTTGCTTCTGCTAATGCTTGCTCCGGTGTTAAACCTCGTTTTTGACCTTCAATAATAACTTTTGCATCAGCTTGTGAAGCTGCAATTGATGCAGCCAATTGAGCCTTTTCTGCAGCTGTTTGATCAACGGCACCGCCTGTTGAAAATGTTTGACCATTTGGCATTGTGCCGCTGAAACCTGCTGCACCACCTGATCCGGCCAAAGCTGTATCTGATTTATTTGCCAAAGCGTTTGCACCAGATAAAACGGCAGCTGCTAAAGCTACCGCTCCAACACCAAGCAATGGATTCAAAGCAAACGCCGATGCGACACCGGCAACGATTGATGATGCTTTTAAAAGGTTGTAGGCCTTGATCAAAGTATTGATGGCGGCAATTGTTGCTGCTATACCAGCTGAAATCTTTGATACTAAGAAAACTGTGCCAATTACTGCTGCAACGGCAATCAATTCATCTTTAAAAGTTATGACTGTTTTAATTAAACCAGCAACCTTTTTGCCCCACTCAATGGCTGTTTTCTGTGATTTGGTCAAGCTTGAATCAAGCCCATCGGCACCTGTCAAACCATCAACAAAGCTTTGAACAACCGGCACAACATCGCTAAGAATAAACGCGGTCAATTCTTGTACGACAGGCAACAAAGCTGCGCCGATTTGCTCTTGTACCTCATCGCTGGCAATCTTGATGCGAGCAAATGCCTTTTCGGTGCTTTGTGCTTCGTTATCAGCAAAACCGCCAAAAGTGTTTGTGAGCGTGTTAAAAACCAAATCAAAATCTTTGGATTTGAGGATGGATTGATCAAGACCTAATCCCAATCGACCCAATGCATTAAGATTGCCATCATAGGCTTTACCCAAAGCATTTGCCACAGCTTCCAATGGTTTCCCGGTAGCAGCTGAAACATCCAAAGCCAAATTTAATAGTTTCTGAGCTTCCTCAACATCTTTGGTTGATCTAACCAATCGACCAAAAGCCGGGCGCAATTCATCATCTGTAATTCCGATTGCAACGCTGGTTGTGCTGATGTACTTTTCAACACCAGCAATCTGTGCAGCTGTGGCCGTTGTTGTGTTTTCAATGGTAAGTGCAAGATTGCGCTGAGCTTTTTCATCAGCTGCGGCATTTTCAATAGCTACTTTTGCGTACGCCCCAATGGCCGCGCCAGCTGCGGCAAATGCCAAAGCGGCTTTTTTGCCAAAAGCTGTAAATTGATCGCCAACAGTTTCGGTGTCTTTGTTTGCAACCTTAATGTTTTTTGAGAATTCAGCAACATCTGCCAGCAATGAGAGCTTAAGCGTTCTTGATCCTTGAGCGGCCATTTACCATACCTTCACAATCTTGGAAAATGCCTCAGACCATTGAGCAATTATTTCTGGCTGCTCAGCTTTAAGTGTTGGATAAATAAACCAACCTTTTGAACCTCGACCTTCACGACCTGACCAAATTGGAAATTGCTTGAATTTGTTTGATCCAAATTCATAACCGCCCCAAAGTTGCTGGGTAGTTCCCCCGCCTGAAAATTTCTGGGATGCAAAACCAAATGACATCTCACCAATCTTTGACGATTTGCTTACCCGTGAGCCTTCGGCAATCCTTCGTGATGCTTTATCTCGACCTTGAGATTTTGAAATGATTTTGCCTTGTAGATAAGTAGCAAGCCCATTTGACACAGATTTGGCCTTGGAAACGGCTTCATCATCCATGCCTTTGAAAGCAAAAATGATTGATCTCAATTCAGCTTTGTCAAAAGCAACCGCATCCTCAGCCATTTCTTTTCTCCAAAATCTCTATTGCCGTTAGTAAATCCTCAGCTGTTTTGAATTCGCTGCGAGGTTGGCCACTTGCAATGGCCACCTCCCAAAGAACTCGATTTATGCTTCCGGCTCTGTAACTTTTGGGCTTGCATCACCGACAATGATGTCAGCAACAGTCTCACACCAAATTTCATAAGGCTTGACAGTTTTGCCTGCCATTTCCCGTTTCATCGCGTGGTATGCAAGAAACAACAGATCGGACACGCCCATTTTGTCCTGAGCTTGTCCAATCGTGTTGCCAGTCTTGTTTTCCCACTTTGCCCATTCCGCTGGATGTGCAATGTATGTTTCGCCATTGCCATCGATGTATTCAATTGTAATTGCTAGTTTCATGCTCCCGATCTCCTTTTTATAGTGTTGGTGTGGTCACACAGGTAAATGCTAATGAAACAGTTTGTGCATCCGGTGCTGTGCCTCCCGCTGATGGGAAAATAGGCTGAACATCAAAATTGAACACCGATCCTGATGCAGCTGTAAAAACAACCGCCAATGGTGTGTTTGGTGCTGTGTCTGCCGCTGTCCAAAGCGCGTTGCACAATGATCCTCCAGCTGGCCAATCTGCCAACATTTCAACAGCAAATGAGCCTTGAGTGTCGGTTGTGTAATAAGCCTTGCCATCGAGTGTTTGGTAAGTATTGATTGTTGAATCAATCGTCAAGATTGCTGATGTGGCCTGAGCATCATACGAATCACCATCAATGGTAAATGTGATGTCTCTGCCGGTCACGATTGTTGTTGGCATGATTTCTCCTTAGTTGGTGTAGTAGGTGCTTACTTGTAAATCGGCTGTGAGGTATTTACCCGCACCGACTTCCAATGCTTGTGGTTGATTTACATTGCCGACCTCATAACCTGACGGCATTGCGCTGATGATGCTGATCATCAATGTTTCGAGATTGTCCAAAGCTGCTGCGTTGTTCATGTATGCCACAACACCAGTCACAGTCAAATTGACCTTGACTTTTGTTGTTGCGCCATTGATCAAAACGCTTTCCAAATAAGGTGCATCCGGAATCAAACAAATTGATGGGCTGGTCATTGTTTCTGGGATGCCGTTGTACACATTTGCAGCAATGCCCGAAAGTGCTGTTTTCAATGGTGTTCGGATGGCTGATTCAATGCTCATTGGCACATCGTTTCGACATCAAGAAACGGGCCTAAAAGGCCAATGACTCTATTGGAAAGGCTGCGGCCTAAAACAAATGGGCTGGGCTGAAAATTGTCTGACATGATCTGGTTGCCGGGAGCTGTAATGCTCTGGAAAATTTC